GGTTATTTAACTAAAGGTTTCCACATGGATAGTGGAGCAACAGTTGTTACTATAACAAACGCTTATGCCACATCAGGTCAATCGGCATTTGAAGTAGGTGTTGGTTCATTTAATTCAGAACCAACTGATACAAATAACCCATACTACAGATTGAATACTCGTAAGTTTACATTATTAGCTTACGGTGGTTTTGATGGTTGGGATATCTATAGAGAATATAGAACGAATAGTGACTCATATGCTTTAGGTCAAACAGCATTCAAATATGGTGCTGCAAGTTCGGTAACATATCCTACAGCATCAGGATGGGGAGCATTTAAAGCAATTTCAGGACCTAACCAAGAAAGTTGGGCTAATACTGACTACTACGCATACAAATGGGGTCAAACAACATTTGCTAACCCCGAATCAACAAACATCAATGTGTTCGCTACACCAGGTATTGATTATGTAAATAACTCAAACTTAGTGGAAGATGCAATTGATATGATTGAAACAGATAGAGCAGATTCAATCTACATTACTACAACACCTGACTTCAATATGTTCTTACCAACTTATCAAGACATTACTGAAGGATTAATTTACCCACAAGAGGCGGTAGATAATTTAGAGGGTACTGGTATTGATTCAAACTATACCGCAACTTACTACCCTTGGATTTTAACAAGAGATACGGTTAATAATACTCAAATCTATATTCCTGCAACTTCTGAGGTTGTAAGAAACTTAGCTTTGACTGATAACATCGCATTCCCTTGGTTCGCTTCAGCGGGTTACACAAGAGGTTTAGTAAATGCTATTAGAGCAAGACGTAAGTTAACACAAGACGATAGAGATACTTTATATAAAGGTAGAATCAACCCAATTGCAACTTTCTCTGATGTAGGTACGGTAATTTGGGGTAACAAAACTCTTCAAATCAGAGAATCTGCACTTGACAGAATCAACGTAAGAAGATTGTTACTACAAGCTCGTAAATTGATTTCAGCGGTGGCTGTAAGATTATTGTTCGAACAAAATGATAACAAAGTAAGACAAGATTTCTTGGATTCAGTTAACCCAATCTTAGACCAAATTAGAAGAGATAGAGGTTTGATTGACTTTAGAGTTCAAGTATCTAACACACCTGAAGATTTAGATTCAAATACATTAACAGGTAAAATCTTCTTGAAACCGACAAGAGCGTTAGAATACATCGACATCGAGTTTGTCATTACACCAACAGGAGCGTCTTTTGACAATATCTAAAAAAATAAAATAAGTGGGGGGTAGAAATATCCCCCATAAATTATTTAACACATAACACTATGAAAATAGAAAAAAAATTAATCAAAGAATCTTTAGGTTATAATACTAAAGGAAAACAAACTTTCGCAGATAAGAAACAAAATATCATTATCACCGAAGCACAATTAGAAAAACTTTTAGAAAAACTTAAAAAATAATGAATATTAATAAATACGTAAGGGATTTTGTAAAAAACAAACTTAACGAAGGTTTTACGGAAGAAGGTAATCCCGATACAAAGTATTATGCTTTTGATTGGGATGATAATATAATGTTTATGCCTACGTCAATTATTGTTTTAAGTGAAAACGACGAAGAGGTTCCGATGTCCACAGAAGACTTTGCTGAACACAGACACCAAATCGGTAAAGAACCATTTAGTTATAAAGGTACAACTGTTGTAGATTTTGCACCAGACCCATTTAGAAATTTTGGAGTTAAAGGTGATAAGAGATTTGTATTAGATGCTATGGTTGCATCTGTCGGTCCATCTTGGAATGATTTTGTTGAGTGTATTAATGGTGGTTCCATTTTTTCAATCATCACGGCAAGAGGACACAATCCAAATACCTTAAAAGAGGGTGTGTATAATTTAATAATGGCTAATAAGAATGGTCTTAATAGTAGAACATTAGCCGAAAACCTTTATAGATATAGAAATATCGGTAATGAAGTCACTGGTGAAAATAAGTCAAAAGCATTAACACCAAAAGAATTACGTGAGTATTTGGACCTTTGTAGATTTTATCCCGTGTCTTTCGGTGAGGGGTCTGCAACTAATCCTGAAGAGGGGAAAATCAAAGCGATGAGGGAGTTTATTTCTTATTGTAAAGATATGGCTCAAGAAATAGGTGAAAAGGCATTCTTCAAAAATGATGTAGAAAATAATGAAATACTACCTATTATTGGTTTTTCTGATGATGACCCTAGAAATATAGATAAGATGAAAGAATTTTTAGATGATGAAGATACTGAAAAACTAGTAAAAACTTATTTAACTAAAGGAGGAGAAAAAAAGGAAATCTAGAAATACTTATAATGCAACGATAATTTTTAAAAATAACAAAGTAAATAGAAAAAAATTTAGTTGGATATATTTATAATAAAAATAAAAGAAACAAAAAAATAGATAGACATGGCTGATTTGTTAATGAAAATGCCCTTTCAGTATGAACCAAAAAGAAAAAACAGGTTCATCATAACTTTCCCATCTTCTTTGGGGATTAACTCTTGGTATGTTGAAAGTGCTTCAAGACCAAAAATTGAAATTAAAGAAGTTCCAATTCCGTTCTTGAATACTGAAACATATGTTGCAGGTCAATTCAAATGGGGTTCAATTGACGTTACATTCCGTGACCCAATCGGTCCTTCAGCATCACAAGCTCTTATGGAATGGGTTCGTTTACATGCTGAATCAGTTACAGGTCGTATGGGTTATGCTGCGGGTTATAAAAAAGACATTGACCTTGAAATGTTGGACCCAACAGGTGTGGCAGTTGAAAAATGGATTTTACAAGGAACATTCTTAACAAATGTTGACTTTGATTCATTAGGTTACGGTGAAGATGGTTTAATTACAGTTAAAGCAACATTAAGACCTGATAGATGTATCTTAGTATACTAAAAACAAAATAAAATATTATCCAATCCCATCTATTTTAGGTGGGATTTTTTATTTACATAAACTAAAGTCAAGTTATTTTTAAAGAAAAAATTATGGACCAAAGTGCACAATACGGACAGATGGATTTCAATCTACCACACGATTTAGTTACATTACCAACTAAAGGTGTTTTCTATAAACCAAAAAAGGAAAGTTTAAAGGTTGGTTATTTAACCGCTATGGATGAAAACTATTTGGCATCCCCAAATATTATAAATGATGGTATTATACATACATTACTTAAAAATAAAATATATGAACCTGGATTTGACATCAACCAATTACTTAATGTTGACGTTCAGGCTATTTTGATATTTTTAAGAAACACTTCTTTTGGTAGTGAATACGATTTCAAGATTAGAGACCCTAAAACTGATTCTTTATTTGAAACTACAATTATGTTAGATAACATTAATATAAAAGAGTCTGAAATACAACCTAACGAAGAAGGTCTTTTTGAATTCGTACTTCCTAAAACAAAAAAGAAGGTAAAGTTACGTTTATTAAATTTAGGTGATGAAAGAGAAATCGATAAAATGAAGGAGCAATATCCTGAAAAAATGGTTGCACCTGTGGTAACAAGAAGATTGGAAAAATCTATTGTTAGTGTTGATGGTGAAACAAATAGAGAACAGATTTCGAAATTTGTGAACCAATTACCAATAATGGACTCTAAAGAATTAAGAAAATTTTTAAGAAGGTGTGAACCTGAATTAGATTTATTAAAAACAATTATGGCCCCGTCAGGAGAAAAAGTTACTATTGATGTGACTTTTGGGGCTGAATTTTTTCGTCCTTTCTTCGGAATATAGAAAAAATGTAATGGATGAATTCTTTTTAATCTCAAGAGAATTAAATTTTACCTATAAGGATTTATTAGTTATGCCAACATTTGAAAGAAAATATTTCATTTCTAAAATTGTTGAAATGTATAAAAAATAAGGTCCATTCTATTTATAAAATAAAAACATGTTATTTTTTGACGCAGAAATAGAAGGTGGTGGTTCATCTAAGTTTAAATCTTTTGGTGGTGAAGCGGGGTTCCTTAAAGGAATGGAAACCGCATTTTCTGATTACGTTGCAAATGTTACTGAAGGTCTTGCAGGATTAACAGATATTGTACAAAACCAACAAAAACAAATGGTTGGTATCGATACTGCTGCAAAAAATATTTTGCGAAGTATGGGTGGTATTGCCGACTTTACGGGAAAGGGGTCGGATAGAGCAGGTGAATTTAGAAGAACTCTAAGTGATGCATTATCACTAAGTTTGAAATTCGGAGGTTCGATGAAAGATGTCCAAGAAGCTGCTGCCGGATTAGCTGAAGGTATGGGTAGAATGGTAAATCCATCTGCGGTGTTTTTAAAAGACATAATTGCAACAGGAAAGGCTTTTGGTTTAACAAATAAGGAAGTAACAAAAATGGTTACAGACCTTGTAAGGATGGGAGGTACTCAAGAGGAGGCATTACAAACTATGAGAGGTATTGCCGACGAAGCAAGAAGAGCGGGTGTTAATACTGCGGCATATATGAAAGCGGTACAGGGCGGATTAAAAATGGCCGGTGGATTTGGATTCAAAAATGGTATAGAAGGATTAAAAACCATGGCCAAACAAGCGGCAATGTTAAGAACTTCAATTGAAAGTATCGGAGCTAAAGGTTTACAACAAAAAATTTTAGACCCTGAAGGTGCGATAGAAGCAGCAGCAGGATTTCAAATGTTAGGAGGAGCGATTGGTAAATTAGGAGACCCGTTCCAATTATTATATATGGCTCAAAGTGACATGGCTGGTCTTCAAGATGAACTTGCAAAATCTACGGCATCAGCATTTAAGTTTAATAAGGCTACCGGAACATTTGACGCATCAACACAAGATTTATATAGATTAAGACAACAAGCAGAACTGACAGGTGCCAATTTGGACGACATGTTAGAGTCTGGTCGAGAGATGGCAAAATTAGACTTTATTAGTAAATCGGTAGATTTATCAAATCTTGATGAAGCACAACAAGGAGTTTTATCGAGTTTAGCCCAAATTGATAAAGATGGTAAAGTCAGGGTTGATATTCCTGGTTTTGATGAAGGAACAAAAGACTTGACTGAATTAATGAAAGACCAAAACTTTAAAGACGCACTCGATAAGTACGAAATTGATTCCAAAAAAACAGCTGAAGAAATTGCAATCAGTCAAATGAATCTTGAAGAAAAACAATTATCCTCATTACAACAAATAGAAAAAGCAATTGTTTTAAGTTTGAGTGATAAGGAACAAGAAAAATTAATAAAAGACATAGAAGAAACAAACAAAATAACCGCGGATGCCTATAAAAAATTGACTAGTGATGTATCGACATTATCACAAAAAGAATTAACAGAAGGTACTAGACTAGAAAAAGGTGTTGCAACGGCTGGTGCTACAACCTTAGAAACGGGAACTGAAGGGTTAAAAAGGTCTCTTGAAAATATTAGTACGATAAATGATGCGTTTTTTCCAAACAGTGGCACCGCCCCTACGATTCTATCCAAAGGTAAAATATATCAAGGAATTGTCGGTGATGAAGTTGCTGTTGGAACCAACTTAGGAAGTGCATTATCAAACGTAGGTGGAAATGTTGGAGGAAGTATTGACATTAATATAAACTTGAATGGTAGTATTAGTGGTGACAATAATCTTATTACTAACATGTTTAAAAAACCCGAGGTACAAAAAGAAATTATGGACACAGTTTTATACAAATTAAACCAGTATAAAAGACAACAAGGTGTTATTTCCTAAAAAAATATAAAACAATCTATTTATCATAAAAAGACTGAATGGAGAGTCCACTATCATTTAATTCAAGTGAAAATTTTAGAAAAAAGCTTTTGGTGCGAAATCTTCCACCATATAAAGTTGATAATGCTTTTTCTAATGAAAGTAAACCTGGTTCGTCAGAATTTACTTTTAATGACTTCAGCACTGTAGACTCACCTAGCGTTGAACAAATTGGAGACAAACAAGAAAAATTATTATTACCCATAAATCAATACGGACCACAAAAACCAAATAAAGATTATGGTAATACTGTAACAATAAATGATAACCAAAATTATAAGACAAACGAAGGTGAATATGGTTATCCTGATACTATTGGAAGTGATTTAGAAACTATCGGTAATAATACTGAAAAACAAATTATTATAAAAAATGTTTATAGACCTGAAAACGGATTATCTGATTTTGGTTCTACCGCATGGTACATAAACAATGATAAAGTAATCACAACTATCGGTGAAGGTGAATATACAGTACAAGACACAGTCGGAAGTAGTTTAGAAACTACAGCAAACGCAGATAGACCAACATTAATTACTAATAATCAATATGGACCACAAACATTATCAAATGTTGAAGTTTCAATAAATAATAATTTTCAAACTAACGCTAATGAAGGTGAATATGGTTTTCCTGATACGATTGATAGTCCATTAGAAATAAAGGGTGAAACCGATAGACCGGTATTAATTGCTATAAATCAATACGGACCTGAAAATTTACCAACAACTGAAGTATCAATAAACAACAATTTACAAACAAATTCAAACGAAGGTGAGTATGGTTATCCTGATACTGTAGATAGTGAATTACAAATTGTAGGTCAAGACACAAGAAAACCAAATTTTTTACAAAATCAATGGGGACCTGAACAAGGTCAAAGTGAAACCGAAGTTGAGCCTTATAGAAAATTAAAAAGTCTAACAATACCACAAGGTAACTATGATGTTACTGATTCGGACGGTTCTTTATTAGAATTAGTGGGTGGTGTTAAAGAAACTGAAGCGTATCTATCTAATAGATATGCAACCGGAGAAGGATTTTATGACCCTACAGATTTTAAAACATTTCAATTAGCGGCATTACAATTACCATACGCTAATTCTGATAATACGTTTATATTTTTACCATCAACTTACACTCCTTATAGTATTTTATTAGAGGATGACCCGTCAGGTTCTGAGGGTTCTTTGTCTGAGGATTCTGATTTAGCAATGATTGGTGCTAAAAGTTTGAACAAAGAATTTAAACACAGAGTAGCTTTAGAACTTTACCAACAAACATTAGGTCAAGTAAATATATTTAATTCAAACGTAGACCCAGTTACGGGTGAAATTTCCGCAAAACCAAACACAGACCCTTTTGATGCGATTGGATTACTTACGGGGAACATTCCTATCGTATCAAGAGTTTATAATATTACAACACCTGACTTCTTATTTGGTCAGGGAATTAATTTTGCAGCTAAGTTAGCGGGATTATATTCACCTTATTCTTATATACCTGGTGAGTATTTTGATTATCCTGACCGTATAATTAACGGACCTTTTGTAAATCCTTTATCTTTAATAGGAGGTGCTATTGGTTCTTTATTCAGTGCATTACAAGGAGCAAATCAATCATCTTCTGAGTTGATGTTAGAATATACATCAATTCCTACTAGAAAATTATTATATGACCAATTAAAATACAATCAGTATAGACCAAATTATAAAATCGGTACTAACCTAACTGCACCAAAAGGTGTATTTTATATTGGTGAAAGAAAAAATCATCTTGCAGAATTATTATCACCTGCCGCAGAACTACCTCAAAATAAAGATAGAACTGGTTCATCTATTGGACCTGTACAATCTTATTCAAATATGGGTAAACTTTATGAGACGGACCAACTTGATGGTACACTATTTGGTATAAACAGTAGAAACTTTTATAGTGCTGGTAGCACAAAAGATGGGTGTATACTTATAGGTAGTAGTGTATTTGGTGGGTTTACATGGATTGGAAATAAGGAATCAAATGATGTAAATAACCCTAAACCCGGCGCATTACAGGGGAGAGGTGGTGAACAATTTGAAGACACTAGTGAATTTAAGTTTGGACAACTTACTGACTTTGGAAAAAGTGAGTCCACAAGATACAATTTTACACCAGGTTCAATCTTAGATGTAACACAAAAGTTAATAGATGCGGGACAAAGAAAGTCCGTTCAAAACCCAAAAGAACACGTAGGTAATGCAATTAATCAAATTACCAAAGTATTCAATGATGGGTACCAAGAAATTACTAAGGGTTCTAAAACATTAAGATGGACAACTAAAAACTCAACAGGTGGAGGACAAGTCCAAGGTTTAGAATATTGTAGAGTTTTCACAAAAGATAGACCATATTATACATTTGATGAGTTACAAAAAACGGATGGTAATATTAGAAAGTTTACTTCATCAGTATTAGATAGTACGTATAACTTAAATATTGCACCTGTTGAAGGTAGTAGTTTGAGAGATGGAAGGGTTAAAAAATATATGTTCTCTCTTGAGAACTTAGCTTGGGGTAGTTCAAATAAAAAAGGTTACACTTATGATGATTTACCGGCATGTGAAAAAGGACCAAATGGAGGTAGAATTATGTGGTTCCCCCCTTATGAGTTATCATTTGATGAAAGTATATCAACTCAATGGCAAGATAATAACTTTTTAGGTCGTACAGAACCAATATATACATATACTAATACATCAAGAAAGGGTAACGTATCCTTTAAGATAATAGTTGACCACCCATCAATACTAAACTTATTG